TATATATATATCTAGAGTAACCTCGGAGTATCGGTACAGTTACTCTAAATATTTTATTCTTCTTTATGTCTATGTTGCATATGCATACGTAGAGAAGAAGCTATCGCCTGTGGAGTTTCCCCCTTAGCTTGAAAGTCGCATTGACTACAAGTATCAGACGATAACTTTTCACTAGCACGTTCTGTGCACCATTGACATTCGCATTCATTACTAGGTGGCCATGGGAAAAGACCAATACGAGATTTCCTTAACACATAATCAGGACTACCGGGAACACCACTCATATAAGTACCTACTTCATCAGAAACATTTCCTTCAGAATCATAAGAAGGTTTATGTCTATACAAAGTAGTTTTAGGTGGCCATCCATCAACATAATCTAATGAAAACCCAGCAGATACTAATTGTTGTTTTTGTTGATTTCGTTTAGTCATTCCTACCATAACTCACTCCTAGTTATTTGATGCTAATTCTGCTACGTCAAATCTGACACCAGCTCCACGGCTATCATCAAGTTCAAAGACTCCGTAATCGGAAGTCATTATAACTTCTGTAGCTCTAAGAGAAGCATCTCTTTGTCGCTCTGTTCTAGTTTCTACAGAATTAAGTACAGCCATTGCACCTTTATCTGCTATTACTCCAATACCATCACCAGATGAATCTTCAACAATGTTACCATCTTCAAAGATTGGAACGTTGTTAATTGGTCGTAGACCACTCCAAAAGTTTCCAAGTAAATCTGCTGACCATCCATCAGGTATTGCATTACTTGCTGTTGAAGCAACAGTAGCTGCTTCTTTAGAAAGATATGCTACAGCGTTTGGATGATGAAGAATATATAACTGAGAACCAAACTTATTAGCTTTTGCATAAGCAATAATAGCGTGTACGTTTTGAGTTTTCATAAACTTAGTAGCAGCACCTAGTTTAGTACCACCATTTAAGTTTGTATAAAGAGCTAGAACATCAGTATCTTTCTTTCTAGCCATTGCGTCACCAAGCTGTCGTCCTATCATAGAGAATACATTGTCAGCCATTTGACGAATTAGTTTATCAGTCAGAATAACTTTAGCTCCAACTTCGCTAGAAGTTAGGTCTACAGTTGTCATCTTAATATCTTCATCATCAATGATGTCAACACCATCTACTAAATCAGCCATTTCCATCTGGCCTACTTTAGGAACAGTTACTTGCTTTGCACCTTTAGGCAAACTAAATTGTTCTATAAGTGCCATAGCTGGTGCGTTATGTTCTTCTGTATATCTAGAAGTATTTATAATTATTTTCTGGGCATTATCTAAATTCCCAGTTGTTGCTGTTTGAGCCATGATAGCCCTCCTAGTTTAAGATAATAATCGTTTAACAGCAGCAGTTGCTTCAGGAGAACGATCTCCTTTTTCGTAGGCATCAATCCATTTCTGGTCAGGGTTTATCCCTGCAGTAGCAGTAGGAGAATTACTATCAAAATTTTGAGGTTGAGCTTGTGCTCTTTTTAATTCTTCTATTTCTTTCTGTTGTCTTGCAATAGTAGATTTTGTTTTAGCTATAGCTTCCATCTCAGTTGGGTCATTAGCCCTTTCTAAATCTGTGAGATCATCTATACTTAAACTATACTTTTTTGCAAAATGAACAGATGCATTACGTTTAGCTTGTGCAACTTCTATTTGCTGCTTTTGTTTTTGTTCAGACTCTATCTGTTTAACTTTACCTTGAAGATGAGTCATTGTTTGATTTCTAGCTTCTGCCGGAGCTTGGCCTTCATCAATTAATTTTCTCTCCATATCTAAAGCTTCTTGTTCAAGAGCCCTTATTTGTCTCTCGTGTGCCATTTCAGCTTGTTGCTTTTTCATTTCAGCAAGCTGTTGTTCCACTTGAGCCATATCAGTATTAGGAACTGTAGGAGTTGATTCAACCTGTGGAACAGGAGTGGTATCAGCAGTAGGTGCAGGGCTATCATCTGCAGGTGCTGGTACTTCTTGTTGTACAGGTGTGTCTTGTACTACAGTTTCTGTAGGTTCAGTAGTTTCTACATTTTCAAAGCTACTAAAGTCTGATTCATTTGTATTTTCTGTAACCATATAATAACTCCAGATTATATTATTATTATTTCCATATAGAGAAATCTTCTAATGTATATTCATATTTGTCAAATGCTTGTGACCAAGCGGGTTTACTATTTAAGAAATCTATACGTGCTTGAGCTGCTAAATTTATATTTAGTACAGTATCTTGACTTAATATTCTAGCAAACTCTGCAGGATGTGTAGTACTAGAAGTATTTCTACGTATGTACCCAAAATAATTATTGTATAAAGTGCCATCAGGTAATTCTTGTTGCCAAAACTTACCTTGCAATGCGTTCAATTTATCATAGTTTAATAATCCTGTTTGAGGATCAGATGCTTTTTCATATAAACCATACCATTCAGACAATACAAATTTTGCTGGATTATCTTCATCAAACTCTACATCATCTTGAAACATATCAAACTGTTGATTAAGTAATTCTTTTTGTTGAGCAAAGTTTTCTTGTATAGCATAAAAATCCTGTCTTAATGCATTAAGACCACCTTGTGCATATTTACCTGTTCTTTGTTGATACTTCATTAATATAGATTCTTCTTGTGCTAATCGTATAGCATCTAAATCTTCTATAGCTGCCCAATACCCTGCAGTATTATCACCTTGTTCTATACGTTCCATTTGTATTGGAGTTAATTGAGGTTCTAATAATTTTCTTACAATTCTTCTTTCAAAAGGTTCTAAGTCTTCGTAATCCATATCTAAATTATTTTTTGTAAATTCTCTTAGTATTTGATATGAACCTTCTGGATAACCTCGACCACCAAATGCTTCAGCTATAGCTCTTGTTCCCCTATCTGTTAAACTACCACCTTCAAACAAAGCAGACTGTACCCATATAGGCCCTGTAAATGGGCCGGGAAATACATGAGCTCCAAAAGCTTTAGCACTATCCCATATACCTTCTTTATATATTCTATCTCCCATATAAGTTCTGCCACTAAGAATTGTTGTAGCTGATTGAGCACCAAAACTTAAATTACCTCTAACAAATCTAAGAGGTGCACCTAACTCTGTCATGCTTTGTGGAATAAATTCTTCTGAATTTCCTTCATATGCAGCTACTCCCATACGTGTCCATAACTGTATTATTGATCTAGCTTTGCCACCAAAACCAATTTCGTTACCACCTATGTTTACTCCTAAAAATCCGGGACTATTAGGATTTAATCTTTGATTTACAATGTCTTCCATATCCATATCTTGTGCTATGTTAGCTGCTATTATTATAAATGCTAGTGCAGCCATTCCACGAGAAAATGATCTTCTAGCTAGTTGTACACGTAAATCTGCATTAGCAGCAAGTCCGGGAGTAAAGTTACGCATATTAAGAGATGGTTTAATTAAGTCTGACATTAATGCTGCTATAGCTCTATTGTAGCTAGGAGCTAATAACGCTTGACGTTCCCAATCTCTTTGTTTTGAAGATACTCCTAATCTTTTACCTGAAGCTAATCCTCTTACTTCATTAACATAATCAGATAACTCTCGTATAGATTTTTCGTCTACACCTAAATGGTCAAATGCTTTTAATAACTGTATAGCTGCTGAGTCTAATGCACTTTCAAATGCTCTTTGAGCTGGAACATACGGAGCTTCTATAGCCTTTCTAGCCACACGAAAAGGTTTATATTTATTAAAACCAGCTCGTTTAATTAAATTAAAATATTCTGTAGTTTCAAATCTTGCTCCAGTTCCTACAATTACATCAGGATATTTTGCAAGTAGCTTACTATTATCATCAATAAGTTTTGCGTGATATGTAGGACTAAATATAGATGCTACAAATCCTTTTGCTATATTACCCATTAAAGCAGGGTTACTTACTGACTCTCCCCACATAAATGCTAAATGAATATAGAATACAGAAGCATCTGCTCCTAATGTAAAGAATCTTGTAGCTGCATTAAATACTCTAGTAGCTTTTAATACATTTGCAAAGCCACCTTCATAGCCCTGATTTTTACTTATAATTTCTCTATTAAGCATATTGCTAACATCTTGACCAGACATACCACCTAAAGTATCAGGTTGATTTCTAGTAAATATACGACCAGAATATGCAGGAGCATCTCTAAATATTCCTTCACCACGTTGTAATTGTGACGCCTCTTGACTTGCTCTAGTAAATGCTGCTTGACTTTCAGCTGCTTTTTTATGTAAGTCTTGTATTAATCCTCCACGCCTTCTTCTAGTTCCGGGTTCTCTAACTCCACCTACAACATCTATTAATTCATCTATTAATCCAACACGAGGTTCTAATAAAATAGATTGTGCAGATCGCCACCATGTATATTGATATCCTTTTCCTGCTTTAAAGTTTTCATATGCTTTACCTTTAACAAATTTAGCAAAGTTAAATTTCTTTTGAGCTTTATCTAACTCTGTAGCTAAATCTACAGGAACTTCTAATCCTTGTTCTTTTAATGCTTTTACTTGAGTTTCTAATCGTAATACGTAAGACATTAATTTTGTAAAATATTCTTTATCAGGTCGCATACTAATAGGTTGTTGCCCTGCTTTAACACCAGCTTTTATTACATGATCTAATGTTAATTTAGATATTTCATCTATTCGCCCAGCTAATTCAGGGAATGAATTTTTAAGAGAACGTAAAGTAGACTGATGTATATTTTCTCCACGCCTAGTTTGAAACAGTTGTCTTAATAATGCTTTACCTTGTTTTAATCTTTGAGCATCAACATCTCTAGCTATTTTTACTCTTTCTGGAGCAGCTGCAGTACGTATTGTAATAACATTATCTGATATATATTGCATATGTCTTTGATATGCAACTCTATTGTATGCTGCTTCTATATTAATTTTTAAAGCTTCTTCATCTGGTATATATCTATATCCATTTTCTATAGCTTCTTCCATAGTTTCAAACTTACGTGCTTTTTCAAATGCTGCTTTTGCTCCGGGCCTAGAACCTACACCCATATTAATAAGGTCAAGTACTTCTCCATCATCAGCAATTTGTGCAAAGGTACGTCTACCAGCGTATACTGTACCTCCTCCTTCTGCTTCAGGTAATGTTCTAATATCTATACCTTCTGCTTTTAACATAGCTAACTTAGCACGCTCTAAAGACTCAGCAGTACGTATCCAAACTCTTTGAGCATCTGTTAATAAATTTCTCCATCTAGGGTCTAAAGGTCTTGAACGTATATCGTTTACATTAAATCCTTGTAATGGGCCTTCTGATATACGACCTGTATCATCAAATGAACCAAATACTTTTTGAGAAGAACCTAACCTATCTAATCGTGCCATAGCATTAGTAGTTAAAGAAGTTGCTTGTTCTTGCATTCTTCTTAAAGCAATAATAGATTTAAATAATGGGTTACGTGCACCAGCACTAGGATTAAACAAACGTGCTGTTTCTCTAATACCGGGAGTTTGAGCAAGGACTTCCCAACTATCCATAATAAAATTAGAACTAACAATTTCTTCCATACTTTTAGTATCAGGTAATATTTCTAATCCTACTTCTGTTTCATCTAAATTTTCTGCTTCCCATTTTTTATATTCATCCCAAGGTAATTCATTAATAGCTTGTTGTTGAGACTTTATATTATTTTTTGCTACAGTAAAATCATCTTGTTCTGTTTTAAATAAAATAGTTTCTGCTTGTTGTTCTGCATATCTAGGTTGATCGTGTAACGCTACTCCTTTAATTGTGCTAGGTAATACAGGAGTAGGAATTGTTCCTCCATCATATCCAAAGAATTTTAATGCGTCTGATTGTTCATGTGTAGGTAAACTAGATATAATTTTTTCTTTAGTAGGTCTACCAATATCTATAAACTCATCAAAGAATTTTTTAAGTTCAGGGTTTAATTCTTTTTCTACAGTAGTATTACGTATACTGCGATAGAAAGTTTTTAGATAATTAATTATTTTGTCAAAATAACGAGCTAATCCTTTTTTAGCTTGACCAGTTCTAATATATGTTTCAAGTTGATTAGCAAACATTTCTTCTGCTTCTACTGTCCATACATTTTTATTAGGTAATGCATCCCAATTATTGTCGCCCATTATAGCTCGGCCAACAGTTTCTAATTCTTGTTCATTTAATAAAGTTCTTCTAATTAAATGTCCGTGTTCATGAACTGAAGTATTAAAATCACCTGATCTTAATATTCTTATAATAGTAGCTCCGTCATTTTTAAAATCTGTATAGCCTACTATATTTCCATTAGTATTATTTTCAGGAGAAATTTTATTTAATCTCATTTCAGTTTCACGTAATACATCTCCTAATGAAATATATCTTTTATTACGTAACTCTAATTCTTTACCATTGAGATCAATTGGTTTATCAAATATATCTAATAGGTTAGCTTTTAAATCTATTGTAGTTACATCTACACTAGGACTACCAGTAATATGCCTAGGTTCTACTTTTAATAAATCATTACCTATTGCGTCATCTAAAATATTATGAGAGTCCATAAATATTCCAGCTTGTTTAGCTATAAAATTAATTATTGTTTCATCACTATAATCGTCTCTAAATCGTTGTGGAACATTATAATGATTGATAGCTTCTAATAAATTGAAATTAGTATTCATTGGTTTACTTTTAGCCATCTTACCTACACTTTCTGGTGTAAGCCAATCTAAATAATTTTTAGTTATTTCTAATAACTCTATTGTTTTAGGATCAGGTTTATGTTTAGAAAACATACCTGCCTTAATGCTAGTATTTATATGTTTTACAAAATCATCAAATGTATGTGTTCTACCTGAAGCTAATAATTCTATTTCTTCTGCATCGTCAAAAATACTTCTAATTGTGTCGTCTTTATCATAAATAATTTCTTCAAGATTTTTTATTAATCTTTCAGAACCAGTAATATTAAAGACACTTTCTTTAGTGTTACCTTCTCTGTCTTTAATATTAAACATATATTCATCTATTTCATCAGCAGTAGCAAACTCTCCATCTACTTCATCTAACCAACCTTCCTCTGCTTTAATTGTTGCTAACTTACCTTTTTTAACAAGTGTATTTTTAGCACTAGTATTTTTAGGTTTTAAAATAACTTGTTTACCATCTCGTATTATTTTTCTTGGTTCAAGAATAAATCCAAAACTTTTTAAAGTTTCATTAATACTATTAATAAATGCTTTAGGTATTAAACCAACATCTTTTCTTTTTCTTCCATCTAGAAAAGAATAATAATCATAAGGAGCTTTTTTATTCCAACGAGCTTTTATTTCTTCTCTACCACTTATAGATACAAAAGATTTATCTTCTAAAGCAGCTAATTGTAATTGATGTTTAGCAGCATGTTCAAAGTTTTGATCTACAAAAGGAGAGTATGCAAGTATCTTTGGTTCTCTTCCACTTCGATATTTATTTAATTCTTCTAAAACATCATCTATAATTTCATCTTTGCTATCTTTAGCTATAAAAGCAGGGTCAGTAAATCCATCAGGAGTTTGTACTATCCATTTATCTTCTAACTCACCTTTGTTTACTTGTCTAATCTTAATACCTGCTGACCCATCTTCAATTTGTTGTCTAGTAAATAAAACGTTTTCAGGATCAAGATTAATTCCTGAAGGATCATCTAATGTTTTTGTAAACTTACTGGTAATATTTATATCGTTACCACTTTTACCTTGACTAAAAGTATGTCCTAACATTTCTGTAAATATTTCTTCTCTAAGAGATATTTCAAATTTAGTTATTAAATCTCTTAGAGTAACATTATCTCCTGGTTTTAATTCACCTCTAGGAAAAAAATCCATTAACTGTTGATCTTTACTTACAATATTATTTACAGGATTTGAAATTTTTTGAAAATGATTTTGTAAAAAACTTTGATAATTAATTTTATCTACAAGCCACGCTTTAGTTTGTCTTCCATAACCAACCTCATCTGGATCAATGAAAGCAGATATATCTTCAGTAAATGAACGTAACTTTGGACTCATACCAATATCTATTTCAATACGATTTTGATTTGCTGATTTTGTACCTTCTAATTTTCTTTTTATATTGTGTACACGAATATATATAAGTTCTTCAAAATATGCACCAGTCTCTGATATTCCCTCTCCTCTCAATTGACTAGCATTTTTTAAAAGTTTATTAGTCCGGTGAGTTGGTAAGCGTTTAATAAAATCAAATATTTTATTAACTTCATTTAACGAATTAGGATTAGAAGCAGGAACTTTACTACCAGTCTGTCCTATAATAGAAGCATCTTTAAAAGCAAGATTTAAAAATTGTTCAGGACTTATACCATAAATTATTTCGTTACCTTGTGCTAAATTTCTTTTTTCTGTTCTTGTTTTACCATATCGAAATCCTGAGTTTTTACGTTTTATAAAGTCTGTTCGGGTTCCAATTCTATCTAAAACTGAAACAAGTTCTTCATATTTTAAATCTATAAAGTTATTTGCTGTTTGGTCAAGAGGATTAATAGCTATAGTATGATAAGTAAAATCTAATGCTCCTTTTACTTCTCCCTTTGACCATGTTCTTTTAATTCCTTTCCAAGGTCTATTTTTGTTCCAATATTTATTACGTTGCTTTGGAACTTGTTCTCTATTAAGATCAGTAACTTTAAATTTACCTGCATATCCTTTAGTTTTTTCTAATATCTTTTTATATTTATATCCTGATCTAGTAGTTAATGTATCAGGATTAATTTTTGCAGCCCAAGCTGAACCTAATTCATTTATATGTTTATAGAAATAATCATCTGCTTTTCTATAATATACTTTCCTTAATTCATTAGAATGTATAAACGATTTAGCTTCATCTCCTATAGATAAATAACCTAACAATCTATTAATTTTATTAAACTTACCAGTTTTATCTAATGCTTTAGCGTAATCAAATTGCATTTCAGCTATATTATGAGTATCTATATAGTTACCATCTGGTGTAATTAAATAGGTATCTTCGTATCTTACTGATCCATGAATAGTTTGTTCATTTAATATTCCAGATTGCCATTGAGGATCAAATTCATCTCCTAATAATTTGTCTGGATCAATATTTATAATTCTTTCATCTTCAACACTAACATTATAATGGTCACTCATAAATGTAGGTTTTGTTGGAATCATCTTATTAGTATTAGGATCATAAGCCAGAAAGGTTTGTTCTTCTAAGAAAGGTGAGTTATACAGATATGTTTCAACAAACGTATTTCTTTTAGGGCCGGGAGTTGATGCATGTGTAATCCATTGTACATATGCTGATCCGTCACTCTGTTCATGCCCTCTATTAAGATTAGTCCAACCATATTCATCTGACATTCTTTGACTAACTACAACAACTTTTGAATTTTTTATAAGTTGTTTTAAATCATTAATATTAATTGTTCTTTGTCCAGCATTTAGTAAGTCTTCAAGTCTTTGTTTAATATGACTATTATTAACTAATTCATCATTAACCTTTAAACCTATAGCTTGAAATTCTTGTGATCTTGATGTGCCTTTTGCAGTTAATAAACCATTTTCAGGATTTATAAGATTTATACCACCTTCTTTTATATTAAAAGTTTTTATACCATTACTATCTACAGGAATTTTTAATCTATTAATTGTTGTTATTTCATCTAATAAATTAACAGCATCTTCTAATCCTGTTTTAAATATAGGATAA